TCGTTGTTGACTCTTTAGAGTCCTTAACCACCCTTCGAGCGTAGGTTTCGAGCGTTTCATCTTCCTCCTTGGGAAGTGTAAGCGAGGACATAATGGCCTGCTCTATCTTCCAGCTTGTCAGTTGCGGCTTATCCATGATGCCTAGGATGCTAGTGACTGATGGGTACAATCCCATCTGGCGGGCATCGGCAACAGTAGTGTTCCTCTCCTTGCCATTTTTGCCTAGAATAACGTGGGCAGATCGCCCCTCGGCATCGTACCAGTGGCCGCTGCTTTCAACAGTGACCAGCCTGGAACTAGCCGAGGAGCTATCCCACTTACTTGTAATAGTAAGTGCCATATAACCTTAGAACGGTACGACTTCGCCGTCCTCATCCACCGTGGCGGTTGCCTTGGGCTTGAGGTTGGCAAACTCTTTGGACGCACGAATCTTATCCTGCAACCACTCCGGCATCTCGCTAAACTGCCCACCCTCACCCTGTTCGATCTCATAATACATTTGAGCGTTGGTGGTGGCTTTAGGTGCGGTCATGCCCTTGGGCAGCTTGGATGCACCCGCAATGGCGCAGTACTGCCTGCCCTGCTGGCTGGTCTTGTGGATGAGCGTGAGCATGGCGGGTTTACCCAACAGATTCTTGAGGCTAAACGCCTTTAGCTCTGCTGCGGTAAAGGTCTGCCCGCGCCACTGCTCTAGCAGTTTGCGTAGGCTGGCCTTCTCGCCAAGCGAGCGGGTCTGCTCGATGGATACCACCATCGGCTTGACCACCTTGGTGCGCTTTCCGTTCTCCTCGACTTCAAACTCATCGGTCTGGTCGGGTAGCTCAAAGGTCAATCGCACTTTGGGCGACCACTTCTCTTCGTTGTCCCAGTTGGTTTTCTGCGTGCCTAGGTCAACTAGGCTGTAGAGCATCCCGACCGTAGCTCCCGCTTCGGGTAGTTTGCGTTCTTGTTTTGCTGATTCACTTAATGTTAGTGCCATGTGTATTTTCTCCTTATTTTATGTTGTTGGTTGTTGTTGGGGTAAGTTGGTCTAAATCGTGGGGGCTAGTGACATAAAAACCTTTTATATGGGTGGCGGGCATGTAGTCGATCTTTATTTCTCGGGCTGGGGCAAGTTGCCGCGCCAACTCGCAAACGTCATCAGCGGTTAGAACGACCAGCCACTCCTTGCGCCCATTGCGGCGGAAGAATACTGCGGGGATCTTACCAGTAGGACAATCCCGCTTGGCCTGCGCCATCCACTCCTCGGGTTTGAGTGCTTGGCATCGCTTGCCTTCGATGTGGAAAGGAAAGTTTTCGCAAACCACATCCCCGCTCCCGCCCTCTGGATTGCCTGCGTACTGCTGGGTACGCCTAGCCTTCTGCCAGCCCTGTTCTCGCAAGTATCCCGCTAGCTCCCTCTCCCCCGCTGCACCCTTAGCTCGGCTATTGATCTTGCCCATCCGCTGGTGTTAGCCAACCACCCTTACCCCCGTCAACACAAAATGTACTTATCGTTTAATTGCGGTTATACTTATTAGCGTCTCTAATGTCTCTATTAAAGTTTCTAATCATCTCGTACACAGTCAGTCGCTCTCGTATTTCTGGATTCTTGTTTAACCACGCCATCGCTTCGTCGAATGATTCTACGTCACGCATAGCCATTTCAAACTGCTCCCATGCCTGTGATTCAGTCATAGGTTCTGGAATACCCGCCAGCTTTGCCCTGTCGATGGACAAACCTTCGTCGTAACCGATTTGCACTTGGCGATGGGTAACAACCAAAACAAGTCATCAGTCATCGCCCACAAGGCCACATAATCCACGCCAGCGATGGGTCGCTTGGGGATGTTGAAGCCATTGCCGGTGCTGGTGGTGAAGCGATACTTGGTGCGGCCAGCCTCGACTGCCTGGGCGGTCTTAATCTGGATACGCCAAAACTTACCCTCCTTCTCGGCTACCACATCATAGCCCGCAAAATCCTCAAAGGGGGTAAGCACATTGTACCCGCACCGCAGCAACGCGCCGGTGACGCGAGCCACTCCGACTGCTCCTACTTGGCGGGAGGTTAATTTCATGCTTGCCGGGTTGCGGTTTGTCCTAGAGAGTTTTTATATGAAAACAATAAAAATGCTATTGATGTCAGTGTTGGTATCTGGGGCGATGGCTGAAGATGAAGGCGAGATGGAAGCCTTTGTTGGCGGCGTATACGGAAAGAGTGGATACGCTGTGGTGCTGGACAAGGACACCGCCTTGGTCAACGGCCAACTGGTTATCCGCAATGGTTATGTCTTTACTACGCCTCAAGGTAATTACTCCAATAACAACGGCGTGTATTCTGGACCAGAAGGCACCGTAACCAGAAACGGCGATGTGTTTGCTGGTAGTAACGGCGTGCGGTTTGACTCTGGTGACGCATACTTTGGTGAGGGTGGAACTACCATTGTGACAAGGGTAAGTGCCACGATGCGTAAACCTTAACCCTGCCCAAATATCGCCAATCTATTCCTAATTCTGCTTTCTAATCCTGGGATAAATTTTGCAAAGTCTGGATCTTGACTGGCACGCCTATATTCAGCATCCAACTGCGCTTGACTTGCCGCCCGCATCAACGCTTTTGGCTCAACCTGGTTGATGGCCGCCAAGGTCTTTGGTCCCATCCCGCCATCCACCTCCACCTTCTGCCCTAGCGCATTTAATCCTTGCTGGAGGTACTTCGTTGCACCGCCCAGCCCGCGATTAAACGCAACATCCTGCGTGAAGGGCTGGATGGCTTGGGGGAGTTTCCCGACAAGTGGCGCGGTATAGCCTTGGATGTACTCTGCCGCTGCTTTCGCTCTTTCTTGCGGAGGCAACGCTGAGATTCTTTTGTACGCTTCGGGGTGGTATCGGTCATTGATGCCAGCTACTTCATAGCTTCCACCTTGATCGCCGGATGGCAACTTGTAGACGGCTGGATAGCCTTGCTCGTCCTTGCGAGCCTCGAAATCTACCGTTTTCATAGCAGCGTTGGTTAAGTTGGAGTAATCGGGTTGTGGTGATTTAGGTCCCACAAAATTTTTGTTGGACTCAAATAGTGATTTTTCTAAACTATCTTTACTCATCTTGTCCTCCAGTTCTGTAAACCTTGCGGCAGACCGCATTTTCTCTTGCATCTCGACCAGCTTGCGCCCCTTTTCGTCAACATAGCCAACGCCAGTGTTAATAGCTGGGGCGGTGTAGTCGGATTCTATTTCGTCCCTAATCTTACTTTTGGATATTCTGGATTCAATTGTTGCCATTATTTTGATTGTTCTTCAACTTCTTCAAGAAATGCGTTAATGTCTGGATTTTTGTCTTTTTTGTTTATATTTGCCAGCGAGGTGAGAGCAGCAGCGGAAGAAGACACTGGCGTGTTAAGGTTGTTGGCGAGCCAACTCACATATTTAGGGCTCGTCATAAGTCTGGCTGCTTGGTCTGCCTGCAAAAGCACGCCAAGCACTCCTGCCGCAAAACCAAACTTACCCGCAGCAAGAGAACCTTCAAGGCTTGCAATAGTTGCGGGGCCAACAACAGCACCAGCCGTCCCGCTAGGATTGGCCAGTATTTGACTAGATTCACGAATCATGGACGAAACTTTAGCTACATCATCTATGTTCTTTTGAAACTCTGAACCAAACCTTCCGAATAGTTCTTTTCTTGCCAATGGGTCTAGCGATGCGTAGTTAGTTAAAAACCTTGACGTGCTAAATACCTCTCCAGTTTCGTCCTGCGCCCCAGGCAGAGCGCGGCCCATTCTTGCAACAAATGTTGAAACAACAGCCTTTTGATCGTCTTTTTCAACTGTTCGCAAAAGTTGTCTTAACTTGGATGGACCATCCTTTGACCCGCTGATAATTGACTTATATACGTCCTCGCCATTGTTTTTGGTCAATATATCTCCAACATTTTCAACGCGATCATGAAAGGCGCGGGTGTAACGATTGGCGCGATTGTAGGCATTTCTTGCTGGTTCGTATGGCGCAACCGCATTATCTATATCTTTTGTAATTGATTTGTAGAGTGCCTTGTATTGTGATTGAGCAATTTTATCTGGCACTGGTCCGACATTCGCCAATTGCTCACCAACTTCTGTTCTAAAATCTCTTAAAGTTTGGAACGGAATCATGCCCTCTTCGTTCTTGCTGGCTCTGAGAGCTTTTTGAATTGCCAGTATTTTCTTATTGGCAAAAATGTTTCTCATTTCTGGAGACTGCTCAAACCTCTTTGCAAGCTCTCCCAATACACTCTCGGTGTTACCTACAGTAACCCTGCCCTGCGGAAATAATTTATCTGCCTTATTATATAATTCAGACTGTACTTTTCTCGCTGTGGGTAGAAATATATTTTTATAGCTTTGACTTGCCCCCCTGCCAGCAAGAACAGGTTCTTTTACTCCAGATAATTCTGCTCTTATTTGTTCAACACGACCCCCAACCTCAGCTTGTTGCGTCAATGCTTTTTCCCTGAATTTCATTGCGCCACTTGGGAATTTCCCAAATGTAGTTTCCATTTGCTGTATGTCTGGCGATCTAGTTGCTTGCCCTGCTGACGGGCTTGTGCCAGCCGCCCTATAGTCTTGGACTGTTTGCGCTATTTGTGCGGGGGTTTTGCCACCCCTTAAAATTCTTATTGTTGCGCCCCTAGTCGATTCCATTATGCCAGCAGGAGCAAGAGCCAAGGCTCCTACCTTGCTTAAACCAAGTTCTCTGCCTGCTTTGGCGACTTGTCCCATGCGAGTGACTGAGCCAGTAGCCAATGAGCCGGCAACGCCAGCCGCAGCCTGCACTGGAGCTGGAAGGTCTGCATCTTCAGCCAGACCAACAGCCATACCGCCCGTCATTGCTGAGGCTGCTTGCGTTCTGGGAGATGTGGATAAAGCCTTTCCAATTTCTTTTAAGAATGGGCTTTTGGCAACGTCTGCCAAAATTTTGCCTCCAGACATTACTGGAATAAGTTCTGATGCGCCTTCAATTGCTCTTTCTTGCATTGTCTCAAGTGCGCCACTTGGTTGGGGCAATCCAATCTTGTTTTTTACCTCGTCTAGCACTTCGCTTAACACGGGCAGCTTGGTCATGCCGGTGTTTTCGGCAAGAATTGCGTTATAGACTCTGGCTCCAATATCCGTTAAAAATCCAGCAGCCGCTCCTGCTTTTGCGCCCATTCCTGGCACTCTCAGCGGAGTTCCGAGAATAGCACCAGCAGCAGCCCCTACCGTTGTTGGATTTATTGCTGCGCGAGCAAGAAGCCCTGCCTCTCGCATTGCGTAGTCAGAAATTCCTGCCTCTTCTGTTGGAGGAGCAACTTCCTCGACTTCGCTCTCTATAGGTCTAAACGCCATATAATTTACGGTTCAAGTATTCCAGGCTGCCCTCCAATTATGACCCTATCGCCGTCCTTTTTTCCTGCCCTTCTTGCTTCTGCTTCGTTTGCAAATGAGTTAGCCGATGCAGCCTTAGGTGACGATATAAACGAATTAAAATCCTCTGGCTGTCCGCCTGCACTAATAAGATCAGAAAGTCTTTTCACCCTAAAACCATTAACAGATGCAGCAGAGACAATTTTCCTTGCTAGTGCTCCCTTTAATGCAAGCAGTTTCTCCTCTGCATAGGGGAAATATGGGTTTGCGACTATCTCATTCATTATCTCAAGATCTTGATCCGACATTGCGCCTGGACCAGCAATAGCCAATCTTAACTGGCCTCGTAATCCGCCCCTAATTGCCTGCGCCTTCGCATAATTTTCAAGGCTCTCGTCATCCTTTAATTTAATTAGGTCATCTATATTTTGAGTTGCAGACGAAAAATCAACTATCGCTTTTCGCATTTCATTTGTTGATTGCTCGTCTCTGCCAAAACCTTCAAGGCCAGGTATAGTGCGCGATGACTCTAAATCTTTTTTGAGTTGCTGTTTCTGGATCGGCTCAAACATTGAGTAAGCAGTTTGCAATGCTCTAGCCTCTTCTGGAGATCTCGCATTTTGGACTCTTTGTTCGTATTCTTGCACTAATCTGGCGGTGTCATCAAACCTTCTGCGGATGGTGGATGTTTCTCCAGCAGCGTATGTACCTCCAGTCGGTAGCGGAACGGCTCCTGTTAAACCCTCTAAATTTTTTCGTATAGCTTCCCGCTGGGCTAAAGACGCTGCGCGATCTAATTGCATTTGCTCCTCGGCAGTGCCAATTCTGTTTATCTCGCTAATTGATGCCTGTTGTGGCATAACTGGACCAGCAACTTGCGGCTGTAACGGCGTTGCAGCGGAACCTACGTTTTGTTTTTTTTGAGCAAGATCAGACAGAATCTCGTCTTCCAATTGCAATTTCCGCTCGGATTCTTCAAGCCCCCTGCCTAAACTAGCAGCAGCTTCGGCAGAGTAACCAGGTTGTAGTTGTTTAACTTGTTCCTTTAGAATTTGCACTCGCAAATCCCTTTCTTGCTCTTCCAATAATCGTTTTTTACGCCCCTCTGGACCTTCTATATTTATTTTAATAGGCATAACTACTCCTTAGGCTCCAAAACTAAATGACGGAACAAGACTCCCAATCCCACCAGCAATTGAGCCAAACTCTTGCCCAAAGCTACGATAGCTGGCCGCCTTTGCCCCAACCTGCGCACCGTAAGTGCTGGCTTGGTAATTAGCCTGCGAGCGATAAAGGTCATTAAACGCCTGCGTCAGCGCAACTGGAATAGATTGGTCTACCGCCTGATAAAACGGTGCAGCCGTCGAGGGCTGTTGGTTAAAGCCGCCAGGGAGAGCTTGGTTGGCTTGGATGTAGTTTTGGAAAGCGGCTTGTTGCTGACCCGTCCTAGCCTGCGCCAAGTTGCCAATGGAAGGACCACCGGCGATAAAGCCAGACGCTGCCCCCAGCCTGTTCTGCTGGAGTGCATCACGGAAAGCCAAGTCAGCTTTGAGTGCGTCGCCCGTAGTCTGGCCTGAGCCTAAGAAAGCTTGGGCTGCGCCGTACCGAGCCAGCTTGCGTTGCTCGCCCGCTGCCCCAATCTGCGAGGCTTCTTGCACGGCTGGTCCTAGCCCAAATATGTTGCCCCTAGCAGTCTGTGCTCCACGGATGGCTTGCTCGTACCCACGCCGTTCTTCTGCGCCAATGGTCGATCCAAGGCGAAGCTGGTTGATGGCTTCCTCTTCGATGGTCTGACGCAGTTGCTCAGTCTCCGGCGTAGTGGTCGCACCAATGGGTGCTTCCGCCATCTGCCGGTAGCTTTGGCCAAGTGCAACCGAGGTGCGGTAGGCATCGGGATCAATCTGGTAAAGTTGCTGGGAGGCGCGCTCTTCGGGCAGTTGAACGAATGAACGGAATGCAGTGATCTCCTTTAACGCTTCAGGACTATCGGCGGTAATGGGCTTGAAATTCTTTTGCATATCCTGCGCGCTTGTGATCGCACTGGTTACGGCAGTCAAATCATTTTTTAGTTGATTGATAAAAACTTCTGATTGCGCTCTGGATGGATCTTTGGCAGGGATATTATTGAGCAACGATTCGGCAAATTTGATTCTTTCATTGATTCCCAAAACCTGTGCATTCCCATCTTGAATAATTTTAGAAAGTCTATTTTGTTTTGATGTATTGATGTCATTTAATATCTGCTCATCGCTAATTTGATAATTTAATTTAGAGGCCAAATCAGATTGACCGTAATTGTCTTTTGCTGAAAATACTAATTCGGACGGAACCCTTGATTGCCTATCACCAGGGACTTTAATCTTTTCCAGGAAACTCTCAAGTGGTGGTATCTTTGCTTCAATTTCTCTTATTTTTGCAGCTCTTTCTGGCGAAAGCCTACCAAATTTAGTATATTCTTCGTCCTCATTTCTGCTCGCACCTCTCGCTCTCCCTTGCCTGTCGTAATGCTCTTGTGGGCTTAGGCCACCAGTAAAACTACTCAATCGATATGCTTTTGTATACCATTCGGGATCTAATTGTGCCTTAGGTGGTGCATTTTTAATATCTTCGATTTCATTTTTATATGAATTTATTTTATTTACATAAGAATTTATTTTTTCATCACTTACGGCATAAGAGCCGCCAGTAATTTGTTTAATTTCATCAGCCGAAAGAGATGCTAGGGCCATAACTATTTATTATACTTTTGGTGTTTTTGATGGCTGTAGATTTGTAAAGTACGGATCGTATGGGTCTTGCTGTTGGTTAAACGCCACATTCTGTTCAACTGATCCGTAGGGGCTGGCTCCATAAAGACGCTCAAATTGCTTGGTCATTTGGTCCCCAAGCCCACGATTCAAGGCATAGGCTTCTGGGCTTTGTTCGTACTGCCTGCGCAATCCCTCCAGCGTTCTTTGAGGTCCATATTGACGCTCTAGTTGCAAGCCTGCCTGCACTCCAGCCCGCTGATCCAATTCAGATAATTCACGCTCTAGTGCGCGCTGTTTAGGCATATATTGAATACGCAATTTATTCTCAAGCGCAGCCATCGCCGGATTTTTCTCAATATAGGTATCAACATTCATTCGGTACGCATCTGCATTAGCCCGCGCCGTCTCCCCAGGATCGGGCTGGGGCGGGGCTGGGGGAATGCGAGGTCCGCCACCCATATTAGCTCATAGCCTTTCGCATAAAATTCATGTAGTCGTAGCTCCTTGGTTTACCAGAACGATTAAAGGTGATCCGTCTGCGCGGACCGAAACGCTCCCACAGGAGCAACAGCAGACACCTCAAGGATTTAGCACCTTTCGAGGATATAGTCAAATCCACAAACACATCTTCCCCATCTTCGCTATGCACATAATGGTCAGGCTTTTGCCCATCCTTTAGACACCTAGCCAAAGCCACCCCCGCTATCTCCTCCCCATCCCTGACTATGCCAACCATGTCCTGCTTCTCAAACCAGCCATACCACTGCGCCAAGTTAGGCCACATTGCCTCCGGCACGCCACTCTCCTCAATGTACTCTACCGCCGTCATATCGTCTTTTGCACCTCAATGGTATCGGGATTGGCGGCTGCGGTAATCTGCCTGACTGCCATCTTGTTGGCCTCGGAGGTAACGCTGATGTTAATTAACCGCCACTTTTCGTACGCACGCAGATCGGAAGCGATGCGTTTCTTAACCGAAGTAGGCAGGACGGCGGGCAGGACAAAAGGCAGCACCAACACCGTGCTGGCAATGTTTAGGTTGGGTTGTACTTCAATATCACCCACATCGCTGTCCCGCTGAATGGCTATGGTGGCGTTGCTGGAGAACGAGTCATCAAAGATAATCTCAAAATTGCTACCATGTTTTTGGGCAAATGGATCGCCAAAGTCCATGTCGCGGGTACGGACAGACGAGCTAAAATCAAACGTGCCGACGCTTGTGCCGTTAGATTGTATGCCAAAGTCCACATAGTCAGCCGAAGTGGTTTGGGCGGGTGTCTTGTACCCGCTGTACTTGTTAATCTGCCCAGTGGTCAATTTCATCATTAACCGCAAGCCTTCGCTTTCAAAATTGGTCAAGGCAAACTGCATTACCTTTGGTGTCCAAGTTCCCTCAAACGCACTCAGGATTGTGTTATAGACCAAGATCGTGTCGTTAAAGTTATTGGCGGCTGTAGGTACGGCTAGAAAATACCTATTATCGTAGTAGGCCGCTGTGCTAATCCCAACTTGCGCCGTATTGATTTCTTGAATTACGTCTTTAACTACTTCCGAGATAGGCAAGCCGACTGAAGTAAAGTCATCCGATGCAGACCGAATAAGCGATCTGATGCCATCGTCAGACAAGAAGAATATGTCAGCCCCCACCTGGATAGCAGTAGCTCCTGCCACGCACCCGATGTTATTAGAAATAATTGATATGGTCCAATCAGCCGCGCTGGTCATGTTGGGCGGGATGGTGACTTGGAATATCCTGCGCCGCTTAAACACAATAATTCGATTCTCAAAGTAAGGCACAATAGCGGTGATCTCATCGCCATCATCGCCGTTAATTACCACGCTGTTTGTCAAAGCCCACACGGAAGGATCTAGGATGTCTGAGGCGTAAAGTGTGTTGCGGTTTAATCCAGAGCCAACGCCAAACAATCTGTTACCAGCATTGATAATTGTCTGTAACCCTTGGGGTGGTGCGCTGACTGTAGCCGTAGCCGTAGCTCCAGAGCCGTCACCAATAATCGTAACTGTAGGGGTGTAGCCGTAGCCAGAACCGCCATCCACTACCACTACTCCCGTCACCGCTCCGCCCGCTACGGTGGTAATTAGGGTAGGTAATTGCCCGCCCCAGTTGGGGCCAGTAATAATAGCAGTCGCGCTGGTGTACCCAGAGCCTGCGGTTGTGACGGTGATTGCCCTTACCTTGCCGCCCTGCCGTTGGACAATGTTGCCATCAAAGAAGTGTAAATCGTCATCGCCATCTGCCAGAAACATCTTGTTGTTAAACTGCGCCATGGAGACTTTGGCGGTATAAGCCACAACATAACCATCGGCAAACTGTTGGGCTTCCGCATCCCAAGTCCGGTTGACCGCACCCCAAAGTTCGTCAGTCGGATGGATGTCGGCTGTGCCGTTAGAATCAATCGTGTACAGCCTGCCTTGGGTCACAGTCACCAGATCTTCCGTGCCGGTAGTATCGTAGTAAGCCATCCCACCGATTGAACCTTCTTGGGATGTAGCGGTCGTATTAAAGCTAGTTACCCCGCGCCGAGTCTCCAGATTGCCCTTTGGGGAAAGGGTCATGTTAACCAACCGTTGTACTTGGTTCTGGGCTAACTGATCAGATTGGAGTCCGCTGGCTTGTCCGCCGGTAAAGGAGCGGATACCATCAAACGCCAACACATCGTCGGTGGCATCTATGAAATACGCCATGGCGGTTAGATAATCTCTTCGATGCCTAAATCGCC